CACGCCCGAGTTCGTCGAGGAGGCGCGGCGCAAGCCGATGTTCTCGGTGCTCTACGGCTGCGAGTTCCCCGACGCGAACGCCACCGACGGCGAGGGCTACGCCCCCATCGTCTCGTGGGGGCAGGTGAAGCTCGGCAAGCACTCGGCGGCCGACGTGTTCAGCGCGGCGAGGGCGAAGGGGGGGCAGGCCCTGCTCGGCGTCGACGTGGGCGCGGGGAGCGACGAGACCGTGCGCGCCGTCCGCTTCGGGGACATGGCGGCGGTGCTGGGGCGGGGGAAGACCCCCGACCTCATGGGCGTGGTGTCCCTCGTCGAGGCCGACATGAAGCTCGGCGGGATTTCCCCGCGCAACGTCTTCATCGACGACATCGGCGTGGGGCGCGGCGTCACCGACCGCCTCCGCGAGAAGGGCAGGCAGGTCGTCGCCGTGAACGTGGGCGAGGCGGCCAAGCTCGCGCCCGACAGCTTCGCGAACCTCAAGGCCGAGATGACGTGGGCCATGCGCGAGTGGCTCCACGCGGGTGGGACGCTGGACGAGGCGAACAGGGGCGGGTGGGAGGCCCTGCCGCAGGTGCGCACCAAGCCAGCCAGCGACCGCAAGCTCGCCGTCGAGCCCAAGGACAGGCTGCGCGCTAGGCTCGGGCATTCCCCCGACGTCGTCGACGCCCTCGCCCTGACCTTCTTCCCCTCTCGCCCCGTGGCGGTGGAGTGGCTTTAGTTGTAGATATTTTTCGAGAAATGCTAGCGTGAACATATGGGTAACATCCGAGAGAGGATAGCGAGCTTCATCGGCGGCAGGGCGAAGTCCTACGACTCCGGCGGCTTCGAGCTGCTGCGCCGGCTCACGGGCGGCAGCGTGGAGGCGAAGGGCCTCGAGACATACCGCACCAGCCTCTACGTCTTCGCCGTCGTGTCGCGCATCGCGACCAAGGCGGCCAGCGTCCCATTCCGCCTCTACCGCGTGAAGGGGTCGAAGGGCGATCAGGAGGAACTGACCGCGCACCCCGTCATCGACCTGTTCTACCGCCCGAACCCTACGCAGACGCGGAGCGAGTTCGTCGAGATGGCCTTCACCAACCTCCTGCTCACTGGGGAGGCCTTCGTCTACAAGGTGCGCAACTCGCGTGGCGTCCCTGTCGAGCTCATGAACCTGCGTCCCGACCGCATGACCGTCGTGGCGGGGAAGGACGAGCCGGTCGCCCGCTACGAGTTCGCGAGGAACGACGGCACGAGGGCGGTGTTCGCGACCGAGGACATCATCCACGTCAAGCTCCCGAACCCTTCCAACCAGCTTTCCGGCCTCTCTCCGCTCGTGGCCGGGTCGAGGCGCGTCGAGACCGAGATTTACGCCTCCACCGAACAGCGCGACCTTTTCCTCAACTCCGCGCGGCCCGACGCCCTGCTCAAGGTGGCGGGGGGCCTCGGCAAGGACGACCGCGACGAGCTCCGCGCCGGGTGGAACAGGCGGCACCAGGGGCCGGGCAAGAACGGCAAGGTGGCCGTCCTCTCCGGCGACGTGGAATACCAGCAGATTTCCCTCTCCCCGAAGGAGCTCGACCACATCGAGAGCATGAGGCTCCTGCGCGACGACATCTTCCTCCTGTTCAGCGTCCCGAAGTCGGCCATGGGCGTCACCGAGGACGTGAACCGCGCCAACGCGGAGGTCGGCATGGAGCTTTTCCTCACCGAGTGCGTCGGCCCCCACCTCACGCGCTGGTGGGAGAAGATGAACGAGGAGATGATAATCCCCGACTTCGGGGACGAATACTGGATTGAGCCGGTCGAGTTCACGCAGGGCGGAGAGGAGCGCAAGCTCGCCCGCTACGCGAACGGCATCGCGAACCGCTGGCTCCTGATCAACGAGGTGCGCGCCATGGAGGGCCTGCCGCCCGTGAAGGGCGGGTGGACGCTCTACGGCTCGCTGGCCGAGATGCCGATAGGCGGGCTGGACCAGTCCGCGCAGAAGGCCATCGACGACGAGGCGCGCGAGAACGAGCGCGTGATACGCGCCCACGCATCCCCCCGCTTCGGCTTCAGGGGGCGTTCCATGCTCAAGGCGAAGCTGGAGGTGCGCGAGGCCATGCTCGCCCCGAGGGCGAAGTCCGAGCCGCGCCGCCTCATCGCGGGCGAGGCCCGCAAGGCCTACTGCGACTTCTCCCTCAAGCGCATGGAGCAGGGCGAGAAGTCCCTCCGCGCGAGGGTGGACGAGTTCGCGGCTGGTCAGGCGGCCCGCGTCGCCAAGGCCCTCGACAGGCTCAAGAGCAAGGCCGTGAAGGTCACGGTCTCCCGCATCTTCGACAGGGACAAGGAGGACGCGCTCGCAGTCGATTTCCTGCTCCCCGAGCTCCGTTCCATACTGGAGCGCGCGGGGGAGGACGCCCTCGACCTCGTGGAGCCGCAGACCGACTTCGACATGACCGCGCGCATAGAGAGGGCGATAAAGTCCCACGCCGCGAAGCTGGCCGAGGAGGTGAACCGCACCACCGTCGAGGGGCTGGGCCGCGACCTCGCCGAGGGCCTCGCGCAGGGCGAGGGCATAGGCGAGATATCGGGACGCGTCGCCGCGCGCTTCGAGGAGTTCCCCCTCTGGCGGAGCGACCTCATCGCCCGCACCGAGACCACCAACGCGCTCAACCAGGGGCTCGAGGAGGGCTTCCGGCAGTCCGACGTGACCAACGCGAAGGAGTGGGTCGCCACCATGGACGACCGCACGCGCGACGAGCACCTCGCGCTCGACGGCGAGGTCGTCAAGCTCGGCGAGGCGTTCAGCAACGGACTCCAGCGGCCAGGGGAGCCTAACTGCCGGTGCGCCATCGCCCCGGCCTTCATCGAGGATTAAACTTATGGAACAGAAGCTATACCAGAAGGAGCACGCCTTCACCGTGAAGGCCGTGGACAAGGGGGAATACCGCATCTCCGGCGTCTTCTCCACCGCCGACAAGGACTGGCACGACGAGATAATCGACCAGTCGGGCTGGAAGCTGGAGACATTCAGCGCGAACCCCGTCATCCTGTTCGGCCACGATCACGGCCGGCCGGCCATCGGGCGCGGCGAGAACCTGCGCGTCAACGCGCTCGGCCAGCTTGAGGGCGACATCGTGTTCGCCGTGAAGGAGCACACCGACGGCTTCGCGGAGACGATTTTCAACCTCTACGCCAACGGCTTCATGCGGGCGTTCTCCGTGGGCTTCCGCAACGAGGTCTACGAGGTGGAGCAGGAGAGCGACACCGTCGTCCTCAAGGTGAACGACCTCCTGGAGATTTCCTGCGTCAACGTCCCAGCCAACGCCTTCGCCCTCGCGAAGCAGAAGGGCCTCGTGATGGGCGGCGTGGGGGAGGGCGACATCAGGCACAAGCAAGCAGTGGGCGAGCGCCCAGCCGGGAAAGACTGCGAAAAGGTCGAAACCCCCGCAAGGGGCGGCAACAATACCAACAGGCACAAGCGCCTGATTAACCGCGCCGTCAGGGAACTCCTGAAGGCGAAGAAGACCAACTGATATGACCATCAAGAAGAAGAACGACGAGGCGGCGGTCGAGGCCGTGGAGGCCGAGGTCGTCACCGCCGACACCGAGGACGTTGACCTCGACGCCGTGAAGTCCCTCATCAACGAGAGCGTCAAGAGCGCGTCCGACAAGTCCGAGGACGAGAAGCGGGAGGCCGTCGAGAAGGCCGTCGCCGAGAAGGTGGACGCCATCGCCGAGCAGGTCGCCGCCAAGTACCACGACAAGGTCAAGGACAACCGCCGCAAGGCCCTGTCCGCCGACGAGGCCGCCGCCAACCGCAAGAAGGGCGTGACCACCCGCAAGTTCTTCCGCGCCCTGCTCGACGGCGACAAGGCGGGCGCGAAGGCGCTCACCACGTCCGATAGCGGCACGTCCCCCGACGACGCGCAGGCGGGCCTCACCATCCCCGAGGAGCTCCTCACCGAGGTCCTGCGCATCAGCGAGTCCGGCGTCTACGGCGTCGCGCGGCGCGAGTTCCGCTACCTGCCATTCACCGGCCCGGGCAACTCCCGCGTCATCCCGGCTCTCGGCACCACCGTCAGCCTCTCCTGGACCGGCGAGGGCGACGCCAAGACCAGCACCCAGCCGAAGTTCACCGTCGTGACCCAGGTCCTCAAGAAGCTCGCGGCCATCGTCCCGATGACCGAGGAAATCCTCGAGGACTCCGGCATCGACCTCGTGGCCCTCATCGGCGAGCTCATCGTCGAGGCCGTCAGCAAGGAGGAGGACACCGAGTTCTTCGTCGGCGACGGCACCGTGTGGACCGGCATCCTCTACAACGGCTCGGTCAACAGCGTGACCACCGCCACCGGCTCCCTTTCCGCCGATGACCTGCTCGACATGCAGGACAAGACTCCCGCCGGCGCCTTGGCCAACGCCAAGTATTTCATGCACCGGTCCACGTTCAACGCCTGCCGCAAGCTCAAGGGCGACGACGGCCAGTACATCGTCCAGTCCCCCGTCGGCGACCAGCCCGCGATGATCTGGAACAGGCCGGTCGTCCTCGTCGAGGCCATGCCGGAGTACGGCACCCTGACCGCCGACGACGAGTTCGTCATCTTCGGCGACCTCAAGACCGCCGCCATCCTCGGCGACAAGCAGCAGATCCGCACGAAGCTGCTCACCGAGGCGACCATCCACGACACCGACGGCCAGACAGGCATCAACCTGGCCGAGCAGGACATGGTGGCCCTCCGCTTCGTCGAGCGCGTCGGCTACGTTCTCGCGGTCCCGACCGCCGTCACCGTGCTCAAGCTCGGTGAGGACGTCAGCGCCTAGACACCCTGACCCGACTGGGGAAGGCACGGCACCGCGCCGCGCCTCCCCGTCGGGGAGGTAAACAACACAGCAATGGCCACATTCACGTTCAGCCTACAGGGCGGCACGCCCACCGAGGTCGAGGCGACCGACATCCTCCAGTTCGCGGGGGGGACGTTCGACAGCCGTATCGTCGTGGACGCCTACAACGCCTCCACCCACGTCAAGACCGCCGTCGGCGCGGACAAGTCAGCCGCCAACACCCCGAAGAACAACAAGTTCATCTCGCAGGCCGGCGGCGGCGGCGGCGACTCCCAGGTGGACGTCGGCGCGGGCACGGTTGACCTAGACTCGGTCGCCGAGGCCGACGCCGCCCTCAAGATTAACTTCGCGGACGCCGCGCTCGTCGCGGTAGTGGACGCCGTGGTCTACGGATACGACGGCACCACCCCCGCCACCGCCCCTGTCGGAGTAGACCTCCGCCTCGCCGAGGTCGGAAACGCCAACTTCACCGAAGCGGAGGGCTCCGGCTCCCCGTGCGCCCTCGCCGACCAGACCACTCCGGCCACCAGCCACGACTTCTTCGTCGTCGCCTCCGCATCCCCGGTGAGCGTCGGCCTCAAGGACGACTTCTCGGTCGCCTGCGAGTTGACCTACTACTAGGCCCCGCCCCTCCCGCAGGAAGCCCCGCAGAGGCTGGGCAAAACTCAATGGAGGCGCGGAAACGCGAAAGACGGTAAGTAGGGCCTTCCGGCCCGAAAAAGCTAACAGAGGCTCGCACAGCCGAGACTCGACAAACGCATGAAACCAAAGGCGCTATGGTGCGCGTCACTCTCGGACGGCACCACCCACTACGAGGGAAAGGGCGACTTTGCGGCAATCCCTGGGGAGCAGTCGCCATTTTTGCGACTGCTCTCCTTGATTGCCTCGAAAAACCTCGCGATCACGTCGCTTTCCCTCTACTCCGATGACGGGAGGCACTGGGCCCTGCCGTCCGCCGGCCATAACCCGAAGTTCCGCGCCTTCGACTCGGCGCGCAAGCCGTGCCGCTACTCCTTCTTCCGCAAGGTTCGGAGGGTGGCGATGGGCAGGGGGACGGGGCAGGAGGACAGGTTCGCCGTCATCGAGGCCGAATACGGCGACGGCACCCGCCTCCAGCTGTGGGTGGAAGACGGCACGCTTAACTGCTGGACGCTTCCCGCGTAAACAACCGACACAAATATGGCAGACCTCAAGATAACGGAACTCGGCGCGAACGGGGCGGTGGAGGACACCGACCTGCTGGAGATAGTCCAGGCGGTCCCCACCGTGCCGGTAAACAAGAAGTTCACATGGGCCAACGTCAAGGCGACGCTCAAGACCTACTTCGACACGCTGTATCAGGCGGCAGGGTCATACCTCACGGCCACCTCTACCGACACCCTCACCAACAAGACCCTCTCCGACACCACCACGGTCATCGGGTCCGTAGGCGCATTGACCAAGGCATTGAAGTTCCTCCTGTCTGGCGCGACCGCCGACAAGACGATGACGATGGCCTCGTCCCACACCGACGACAGGACGCTCACCCTTCCCGACGCCACGGACACCCTCGTCGGCAAGGCGACGACTGACACGCTGACGAACAAGACTCTCGGCACGACTCAACTTGACGAGAACGCGCTTATCAAGCTTGACGCGGCCCTTTCTGCTGACGGCAAGTATTCCGGCTATGGTGAGGTCGTTACTGCCGGAGAGACGCTTGCCTACGGCGAACTGGCCTACTACAAGGCGGCTGACTCGAAATGGTGGAAGACCGACGCCGACGCCGAAGCTACTTCCGGCCCCGTTCGCGTTGGTATCGTGGTCGTAGGCGGAGCCGCCGACGCCTCGATTACCATCATGGAGAACGGCAACATCCGCGAGGATGACTGGGCTTGGGGAACAATCGGCGCACCCCTCTACATCGACACCACGACGGCTGGCGGAATGACGCTCACGCAGCCTTCCGGCACAGATGACGTTATCCGTATCGTGGGCAAGGTGCTCACCGCCGACTCTATCCGCTTCAAGCCGAGCGAGACTTGGATGACGCACATCTAGTATTATGGCGATAGCCTTTGACGCTGGGTCGTCCACGTCGAGCAACGGCTCGGCCTCGACTATCTCGTGGAACCACACCGTGGCGGCTGGCAGCGACATGGCGCTCGTCGTCTATGTTTACACCAGCAACGACACGGCAGTCTCCGGCGTCACCTACAACGGCGACGCCATGACGCAGGTGTTCGCGTCTGGTTTCACATCAACCAAGGCATGCTACATGTTCCGTCTCGTGGCCCCCGACAGCGGGACTCACGCGGTGACCGTAACCTACGCGGCCGCCGTCACCTACAGGGCCGCCGGCGCCCTCTCTTTCTCTGGGGTCAACCAGTCGTCGCCTGTCGGGGGGAGTGGCAGTCTCGTCCAATACACATCGACG